CGCCAACGCCGAGGCCTTCGAGCCGGTGGAAGAGGACCTCGACCGGCAGCAGGCGACCGACACCCTGGGGCCGGATGCGGTGAAGGCCGTGGACGAGACCGGGCTGGTCACGGTGTCCACCAGTCCCGTCGTGCGCACGGACTTGGTGGAGGAGAAGGTCGAGCCCATCAAGGACTTCGGGCTGTACCGCGTCAAGACCCCGGATGGGCAGCAGCTGCTCGGGGTCGTGTTCCCGAAGATCGTCGACCTCGACGGCACCACGCTGCCGACCTCTGTCTTCAGCAACGGGTCCCAGAACGGCATCCAGAAGCAGATCGCCGGCGTGCGGGCCGGCGCGGTGACCGACCTGCCGACCGTGAGAGCGCCCAAGGGTCCTGGCGTGTTCTTCCGCCAGTCGGGCGCTGAGGTCTTGGCGCTCATGCCGCTGGTGGTTGAGAACGTGTCCGAGGACCCGGAAGGTACCCGAACGTACGACGCGACCACCATGGCTGGGATGAAGGTGCGGCTGCACGCGACGCCCGGTGCTGTTGGTGTGGCCGAGGCCGGCGAGAACGAGTACATGATGCCCGGGGACATGAAGTTCATGCCGCTGCCCAACGAAGGGCACGTGGCGCTGGTCGAGGCGCCCGAGGACTTCGTGAAGCTGGGTCACGCCCGCCGCTCGAGCCTCAAGATCGTGTACCATGGGGACGATCGGTACACGCTGGACGGCTGCGGCCTGGACAAGCTGGGGGCCCGCGCCCACCGGTACATCGCGCCGGAGGATGCGCTGTTCCTCATGTCGACCGTCGGCTTCCACCCGGAGTTCGCCGTCGCCAAGCTGGCTCGTGCGCGGGAGACAGGCGTCGTGACCGTGCCCAAGCTGCGGTCCATCACGACGCTGTCGGAGAAGCTGGCGTACGCGCGCAAGAACCTGGCCGACCACGGCTACGAGAAGTGGGCGTCCCGCCTGCCGAAGCCGCAGTTCCTGGTCAAGGAAGCGCTACTGCTCAACGATCCCGCGTCGCTCGACAACATCCTCGGCCTCGGGTTCATCAACCCCCACAACATCTCGGTGTTCATCAGCTACATCCCGGAGCTGGAACGGACGCTGGGCAAGGTCTGTCAGATCCTGTTCACTGCGCGCCTGGGGGAGCCCGACGGTTCTGAGCTGGAGGCGGCGGCCGAGCGCGCCATGCACGGACTGGAGAGCACCATTTCCGGGCTGGAGCTGGTAGGCCTGGAGATGCAGGGCGGGGACGATTCCGGCTCCTAGCAGTTCCCCCCTTTTCTTTCCGTCCGATTTGCCGTACCTTTGGCCTGTGGCTCGACGCCCGAAAATGCGCGAGGAGAATTTCGACGCGTTCCTCGCGCCGCTGACCTTGTACTCTCGTAGCCCCGCCGAGTACTACATCAAGTACGTCCTGACCCACGACCTGCACGCGAACCTGGAGGATCTGACGCCCCGGTTGGAGGCCTTCGACTTGATGTTGCCGGCGGGGGCCCTGGTCTACGTCCGGCGGTTGGCCGAAGACCTCGAACAACGGATGCCGTCGCCGTTCGTGCCCAACGACGCGTCGAACATCCCCAGCCAGTACTTCCTCCACCAGCAGGGTGTCTGGGGAATGTGGCATCCAGATCAGGCACTCCGAGACGCGCAGTCGATCCAAAATGACCCAGTGCTCCGCGAGAAGGTGCGCGGCTTGTTGACCGCCGGCGTCCACTACCGCGACCTGGTCGCCGCCTTGAACCAGAAGGGCACACTTACCGCGACTGACCGAACCCTCGACTACTACAAGCACTACTTCTGGAACCTGGAGCTCCTGACCATCGACGAGCGAGAGTCGCTGTTTCAGGATTACCGGGTGCCCACCGCCGTGCGCAGCGCATCGCGTTCGCGAACGTCAGGGGGTCGGGCCAAGGCGCTGAAGGACTATGGGCACGAGCCACGATCAGTCGATAAGCGTCAGGGCTTCGAGGAGCTGTTCAGCGCCGGGCACGGCGGACTGGAAGCAGCTACCATGATCCCCGACCCCCTTGAGCGCATGCAAGCAGTGGTGCAGAGCGGGCAGGCTATGATCATGGGGCATCGCGGCTTGTTGGAGCTTCAACAGCAGCAGAAGGACGCCATCGACGGGCTCCCGGTGGCCGAGACAGTACGAACCAAGCGCCTCGAACGTACCAGTTTCACCATGAAGGAGCTGTTGGAGAAAGGAAAAACCCCTCCGCTGCTCCCGGGGCGGTCGCTGACTCTTGTCGATGCCGAATACAAGGAGGTGAATAGTGGATCCAAAGCAGGCTGAGCGCGCAATGGATTTCCGGCGCATCGGTGGGGCGGCGGCCCCCGACACGCACGTGGTGTTCGACGATCGGTTCTACCTCGAGTACCTGAGCGCCGACGGCACGGACACCGTGTACCACCTGTTTGCGCTGCCGGAGTACACGGGGCCCTGGGCGCCACCCGACGGCATGAACTGGATGCGTGCGTCGTTGGAGGCGTTCCGCGTGCGCGCCGCGCTGCCCTATGAAGGAAGCAGCGCCTGGTGCCACGCGCAGTGGGACAGCGAGCCGCTTCCAGAGATTGTCCACTATGCCGTTCGACGCGTGGACGACATGGTGGGGGACTGGTTGGTATCGTTGGACATCGGGCCCGAGCGCATCACCGGCGGCGCGCTGCTGAAGAAGATGCAGGAGAAGATGTTCCCCGGCCGCTCGTTCTTCGCCGCGCGCATGGCGCTGCTGGATCGCTTCCGTTCGCAGACTGTGCGCGAGGTGCTGGCCGCCTTGGGTCAGCCGCTACCCGACGGCGCGGACATCGACGAGGAGCTGAAGACACCGATGGCCGCGCTGTTCCCGCTGCACCCCGGCATGTGGTACGTGCGGTTCCGCGAGCTTCAGAACCGAGTGACCGACCACAAGTTGCTGGCCGAGTCGTTCCTCGGTAGCCTGGTTCGCAGTGCTTGATCACGCTGAGTTCGTGCTAGACCAGCCCGAGCCTGTTCTGGGCTCGGAGGCCGACGTTCGGCGCTTTGCTGGAAAGCCGATGGAGCTCCTGCCGTCGGAGTTCGTGGAGCTCAACTTCGAGTTCCCGGGTTACGGCGCGTTCAGTTTTGAGGGACGTGAGTATCTACGTCCCATCTACGACTCAGATGATCAACTGCAATTGGTAGTCAGCGGCCGTCAGTGCGAAAAGAGCACTTTGCGCGGCGATCAGTGCATCCACTTTGCGGTGACCTACCCGGGCATCCGCGAGATGTACGTCACGCCTTCCGACCGTCAGACCAAGGACTTCAGCTTCGAGCGGTTGCGCAGCCCGCTGCTCGACAGCCCGAAGCTAGCGCGCTACATCAAGTCGTCTCAGGACCTCAGCGTCTACGACCCCGTCCTCACCATCGGCAAATCGACATCCGTCATCAGCCTCCGCAGCTGCTTCCTGCACGCGGACCGCGTCCGTGGTCGACGCGCGGACGTCCTGTTCATCGACGAGCTGCAGGACATCCTGGCCGAGAACATCCCGGTCATCGAGCAGTGCGTGTTCCACGGGCGCCCGGACCTCAAGCTGATCTACTACAGCGGCACGCCCAAGACGTTCGACAACCCGCTCGAGACCATGTGGTCCCAGTCCTCCACCATGACCGAGCTGATGTTCCCCTGCCGGCACCACGGGCTTCCGGGGGAACCGTGGACATGGCACTGGTTCCACATCACCCATGAATGCCTAGGGGACAAGGGGCTGATCTGTCCGAAGTGCGGTAAGCCCGTCCAATGGAATGATCCGAACGCCGTGTGGGTGGACACTGCGACCAACGCCGCGGATCGCGACAAGCGGCCGGTCAAGGCCTACCACATTCCACAACCCGTCACGCCCATGGCGCACGATCCTGAGGGCAAGGCATGGCGCATCCTCAAGCGGCAGCAGAAGGAATACCCCGCCTACCGGTTCTTCAACGAGGTCATGGGCGTCAGCTACGACTTCGGAAAGCGTCCGCTCACACCGGCGGAACTCGCGCGCTGCTGCTACCCGGCGTGGGAAATGCGCCCCGATCAGCTCACCCACATGATGCAGCTATCGGGTGAGTACCCGGTGTACGCGGGCATCGACTGGGGTGGGGAGGAGTACGCGTACACGGTCATCGCGCTGGGCACGTACGCGCTCAGCCCCGACCCCAACCGCTTCTTCCAGTTCTACTGGCACCGCTTCAGCGGCAAGGAGACGAGCCGCGAGGAGCAGCTCGAGCAGCTCTACAACTTGATCAAGGCGTTCCGCGTCCGGTACACGGTCGCCGACTACGGCATGGGGTACTACGAGAACGACTGGCTGGTCCGGCGGCTAGGCGCCAGGAAGTTCGCCAAGATGCAGTACCTCGGCAAGCAGCAGGGTAAGATCGTGTGGCGTCCCAAGATCGGCTGGTTCACGGCGTACAAGAGCGCGGTGGTCCAGGACTACCTGGCGGCCATCAAGAAGGAAAAGATCGTGTTCCCCGCCTGGTCCTCGTTCGGCGACCCGTTCGGCCAGGACATGCTCAACCTGCGCGGGGAGTGGAATGAACGCCGGCAGGAAATGATGTGGGGGCACGGTGCCCAGCAAGCGGTCGACTCGTTCCACGCGTCGCTCTACTGTCTGACCGCGTCGCTGCGTGACCACCCACGCCCGGACATCACCCACCTCACGGTGGACGACACCATCGTTGATCCTGAAGCGCTGGGAGAAGAAGTACCCTTCCGGCAGGTCTAGTCCTCGAGCGCCATCAGCACCTTGGCCGCGGTACTCGGGTCCCCTACCCGCCCGTCTTCCGCCGTGAACTGCTGAAGCTCGATCTCCTGGACGGTCATATCGGGGAACGTGAGCGCGTCGTGTACGATGCGATGGAAGTCCTCGTCCGGCGCGATGATCTTGATGTACACCATGACCGACCGCTGCAGAGCGTCGATGCACAGGGAGATGCGATGCACCAGCATCATCTCTTCTTCCCGGATGGGCATCCGATGGTGGGTCTTGAGCGCGTGCTGCATCTGTGAGGTAACGATCCAGAACGGGCGCCAGGGGTGCCGGTCCTCCTTGTGCAGCAGGTGCAGGGCGTGGAAGTCCTCGGCCGTCAGCCGTGCGATGACCACCAGCCAGTAGTCGACCATGCTCGCCTTCGGTGGCCGCTTGGCGTTGTACTTGTCGACCATGCTGCTGGCCTTGTCGTACAGACCAAGGAGCTCGTCATCGGTAGGTCTCCAGAACGCGTGGGCGATGCCCAGCATCTGGCTGAGATTGCGCAGCAGCCGGTGCAGCTGCCGCACCTCGAGCGTCAGCATTTCCACGCGCGCCGGCAGCGCGACGCCCGTCATGAACTCCTTCCGCGTGACCTGCGCTAGCCGTGTGATGCTATCGAGCGGGTAGTAGCGGTCCTTCCCCTGGGGAACAGGCGCGATGTCGAAGAGCACCAGCTGTTGGCGCAGCTTGGCGCGCTTCCAGCCCAGCAGCTCCATGGCCCGGTCTTCGGATATCAGCTTCTTGAACTCGTCCATCTAACCCTCCAGTTTCCCTTGCCGATCGCCTTCATGCTAATCTGAGGTTAGGGTACCTGAACGGCGGGAGCCGTCAAGCACCTTGGAGAAGCGATGCGGAGCCTGGCAACCACCCCTGACCTGCAGGCCGATGCCACGATCGACCCGCAGGAGCTTCGTGAACTGGGTGAGCGGGCGGCGCTGAAGTTCATGAACGACCACGCGCCCTTGGTAGAGGCCGTGGCCCGCACGCTGGAAGCCAGCGGGCGGACGTTCAACAAGCACCACGTGCAGCGGGTCGTGGAGTACGCGAACCTGCGCGCGTTTCGAGCGCTTCGCCAGCCTGGCCCTGGGGAGATCGGTAAGGTCGTCGAGTTCCCCGAGGGTCCGGCAACGGCTGTCGCGGTGATCGCCCGTCTGCGACACACGACGCCCACGGAGGAGAAGATGGGATCTCTTGCGCACCTCGTTTCGCCCCCGACGGGCATGGCCAAGCTGGCGGAGGCCGAGCGTTGCGGCTCCATGTACGGCTTCATGCTGAACATGCGGGACGCGGCAGACGCCTGCCGCTCGGAGGCCGTTGTGCTCCAGCACAAGATGGCGGCCGTCCAGTCGGACATCTGCCGACACGCCGAGTACGTGCTGCGCAACGGCGCTGAGCTGGGCGACGTGCACGCGGCGTTGGCCGCCGGATGCCCCAACAAGCCGGTGATGCTCAAGATCGCCATGGACCTCGTCCTGGCGAAGGCCGCGCCACGCGCCGGTCTGTACGGCGAGGAGGGGGCTGCATCGATGGAGAAGCGTGCGTCGGGCACCCCCAACCCGAACCACCCGCTGGTGACGAAGATGGCGGAGATGGTGTCGCTCTACGACCAGCTGAGCGTCAAGAGCCGCGCCGCTGAGATCCTCGACGAGCAGCGTCGGAACCTCTACCGGTCCGCAGTGGGAGGTTGATCATGGTAGCGCAGACCCTGTCCCAGCGACTCCCCAACCTCATCGGTCAGGCCGCGGCGCTGGCTGGCATCACGGTGGGCGCCGAGTACGCCGCCGGCCTGATGCGCCGGTCCATCAGCGCCATCAGCTACAACAACGACTTCCGTCGGGTGCTGGACGCCAGCCCCGACCTCAAGACCCGCGACAGCCAGCAGGTGATGGACCGCTTCCGCATCCTGGCGACGCTGGCCCCCACGCTGTCCAAGGACCCCACCATCGCCGCCGGCTGGATCCGCCAGACGCTGGAGTTCCCGGTCATCACGCCGACGGTGCTGAAGGACCTGGTGTCGGTGGAGGAGTCGGCGCGCGGTCTGCGCGGCGGGAGCATGGGCAACGTCAGCGTTCCTCAGATCATGGCGCAGCACATGTCCAAGGGTATGCAGAGCGGCCGGGGCGACGACCGAGGCTACTGATGATCGAGAAGCTGGCCTTCATCCCGGAAGTCGACGAGTTCGGGTTCGAGCGCGTGGTGCCGTTCGGCACACACGGCAACGGCCTGGAGAAGGTGGCGTCGCTTCCAGATGGTGTCCAGAAATACGCGGACAAGTTCAAGCCGGAGCATGGGGAGCTTGGTCTTCTGATCACAGCAATGGGTGGTCTGGAGTGCTGGGGCCCGAACTCGAACTCCGATGGATTCACGAAGAGCTCACTCCTCCACCTGCCCTCCGATTGGGCCGACGAACCTGAGCACGATCGTACAGTCTCAGCAGGGTGGGCTTGGGGCATCCCCACGTTCTATGGAGCCAAGCTGTTCGCCCATCACCGGAACAAGAAGGATGATCAGTCCGTCGGTGACGTGGGGTACGTGGCGTGGGACCCGAAGATGCAGTGGGTGCTGCTCGCTGTACTCATCGACCCGGAGCGCGCCAAGAAGCGGGGTGGGGACTGGATGCTGGATCGTGTGGGCCAAGGTCGACCGATCCCATTCAGTATGGGGTGCCGCGTACCCTTCGACGTGCTCTCCACGAGCTCCGACTGGGGCGAGTACGAGAAGGCGCTGGCCACGTACGACCCAGCCAAGCACAAGCTGCCGGCGGACGCCATCCTCCACTACCACGACCACATCAAGCACATCTACGGGCTCAGCCGGACGCGCAAGGACTACACCGACGAGATGCTGTTCCACGCCAACGAGGTCCGGCGTGATGGACGGAAGATCTACGTCGAGAACCCCTACCCCTTCTTCTTCGATATCTCCGCCGTCGGGGTCCCGGCCGACCAGACGGCGTGGGCCATGATGAAGCTCGGGTCGCGCTGTGCGATCACGGGCACCAAATGCGCCGGGCAGTGCGGCGCCGGCACCTGCCAGCAGTACACACTGCCCGGCGCCATCCTGGAGGAGCGATTCGACATGCTCATGGACAAGGCGGCGTCCCTGCATACGGCGTCCTTGGGCAAGGGCGCCGTCGTTCGCAAGGGCGCGGACATCGAGAAGCAGGTCTCTCCCCAGATGCAGCAACAGACGCCGCTGAAGGACGACGAACCAGAGCTGCCCAAGGGGTTGCTGGATCGTATGGGGGACAAGCCCCTGTCCCACAGCCTGTCGACCCCCACGTGCATGGGCATGCTGCTCAAGCCTCGGGAGTTCCGGCGCGTCGTCCTCATCCGCATGGGGAAGAAGGGGCTGGCCGACAAGCTGGACCACGAGGGCGCCGACCTCCCGGCTTCCATCGACGAAGAGTCCCCTGGTACGATGGGAATCGATGCGTTCGACGACGACCTGGCGAAGATGCTGGAACCGATGCTCGGCGAGAGGAGCTGGTTGGGCCCCATGGCAGTGAAGAAGATCCACATCACCATCATGCGCGGTGGCCCGTCGGGTGACGAGCCCGAGGTTCAGCGCAAGGTGGCGGCCCTGTACAACGGCTACCGCAAGCAGGCTTCCGCCCTGATCGAGAGGGCGCCCGTGGTGCTGTCCCGTCGACCGAGCCTGCGGGCCAGCGTCTATGGGTTCGGGGACCTGACGAAGCACGGGGGCATCCAGATCAACGGCTCGCTGACTCCGCTGGTGACCAGCAAGACGCGCGACTACTTCCGCGCCGCGTACGTGTAGGAGGATCCGATGAGTGATCAGCAGCATCTGCAGCGCGCGGCACGTGACCTGGTCCTCGACCACCTCATCGCGCCGGATCTCGACCCCGCCCAGATGTCGGACGAGAAGCTGGCGTCGCTCTACGACCAGCTGATGGACGTGCCTGGTGCGGTGAAGGTGGCGTCCGACGAGGCAGCTGCGCTGGCCGCGGACCCCCAGGTCCTCGACGTGGCGAAGGTAGCGGAGGTCGACATCCTCGGACGCACCGCGGCCCACGCGTACGCCAACACCTTCTTCAAGGGCCTGGACAAGTACGCGCAGGGGCTCGAGGGGATCCGCGCCCGCCTGATGGGCACGTCACCCGAGGAGCGGTTGGAACGCGAGCGCGCCCGCCGCGAGCAGGAGCTGAGCCTCAAGCCGCGCGAAGTGAGCCTGAGCCTCGGGGCACGCGGCGCCGGCGGCAGCCTCGACACGGATCTCGCGCTCCAGGGTCTCGGGGTGACGGAGGCAACCCAGCGCCAGGAGCTGGCCAACCAGCTGCGCAAGTTGCAGCTTGGTGATCAGTACGCGCGTCGTGAACGTGAGGAGCGCCTCTTCCAGCAGCTGCACGGGGAGAACCAGGTGGCGGGTCCCCTGACGCATGCGCTGGCCGGTGGTGCGCTTGGCGGGATGGCGGGGAGCACGGGCCGCTCCATGACCGGGGGTCTGGCGGACGCCATGAAGACGCTGGGCGTCGGTGGTGGGCTGGGCGCGCGTGCGCGTTCCGCGATGATGCAGGGCGCCGAGGGCATGGGGAAGTTGAAGCTCCCCGGCATCCGCGGTGGAGCAACGGCCGGTCTGGGTGTGTACCTCGCCCGCAAGCTGCTCACGAACCCGAATCCCGCGACGCGTCCCGTCACGCGTCTGGAGCGCGAGCGGTACATCCCGGGGTCGATGCAAGCGGACGTTCAGCCGTAGCGCTTCCTACGGAGGTCGGTGTTTCTGTACTCTGGGGATAGGAGCTGCTGATGAACCGCGAGATGGCTGCCACGTTCGGACATGCTCCCGTAGATCCTGGGATGGTCAAGGAAGCCGCGTATCGCGACGCGTTCACCAAGCTGGCGGCCGAAGAGGGGATCGACCTGACCAAGCTCTCGGACATCGACCTGGCTAACGAGTACTCGGCGTTCTGCGGCCAGCTGAAGATCGCGGAGATCCAGCAGGCCAAGTTTGCGGAGTTCGAGCGCGTCGGTCGGGCACTAGCCCGCCACTGGTTCTACAAGGCAGCAGCCGAGGCCGCCGCTCTCCCCCTGTCATTGGAGCAGCAGATCGCGGAACTCCAGGGTCTGGATCTTCCGCCGGATGTTCTTGAACAGGGCGTGCAGAACCTTTCGGCGCAGAAGGCGCAGATAGCTGCGGGTCGCGCCGAAGCTCTCCGTGCGGCACGTCAAGCAGAGATGACAGCCAAGGCGACGGGAGAGGGCGCTGCGTGGGAGCGCGCGTTTGGCGCGGCATCCGCCAAGAAGCCAGGGTTGTGGTCTCATCTCAGCCCGGCTGGCTTGGGTGAAGCCCTGTCCAAGGGGAATTGGGGTACGGCGCTGCGCAAGGCCGCTCCGTTGGGAGCGGCGGTTCTGGGTGGCAAGTACCTCCTCGACCGCCGACGTGAGCGAGAGATGGCTGGACAACAGGCGTCCATGGGTGCGCCTCCGGCCGTGAGCATGGCGGGCGTCTAGCCCGCGGGGAACGAGACGCGCTGCGGAGAGCGGACGACCCGCTGATGGGTTGAATGCTCGGGGATGCGTGACCGCGGCTCGGTCCTACAAGGAACAGGACGATGGCCAACGAGAACACCGAACTGCAGGCGTTCCTGCAGAAGAACAGTCCTACCATGACCAAGGAGGCCATGGAGGGGGCGATCAGGGAGATCGAGGACAGCTTCATCAAGGCGGCGACCGGTGCGGGAAGCGCCGTGACCGCGGCCGAGCTGGTCAAGCTGGCTGAGGAGCATCCCGACCAGTGGCACAACCTGGTCAACAACTACGTCAGCGAGTGCCTCGTCGCCGCCGAGCAGGAGAAGCAGGCGGCCGCGGTTCGGGAGCAGGAGGCGCTCCAGAAGCAGGCGCAGAGCGCCGAGGCCATCGCGCTGGGCCAGCTCATGGCGCACGCCATGGTCGACGAGCTGACCAAGATCGGCGAGGAGATGTACGCCGCGAAGAAGGCGGACGACGAGAAGGACGAGAAGGGCGAGAAGGAAGACAAGGACAAGAAGGACGGGAACCCCTTCGCCAAGAAGGACGACGACAAGAAGGACGACAAGAAGGACGACGACAAGAAGGACGGTGGGGACCTTCCGCCGGCGCTCGCGCAGGCCATGAAGAGCGAGGAGAAGGAGGGGGCCGCCAAGCCGGCGCCCCTGCCGCTCGAGGTGGTCGAACTGCGCAGCGCCATCCGTACCAAGGTGGCGCACCAGGTCCCGATCACTCCGCAGGAGGACCGCATCCTCGGTCTGTGCAAGCTGGCCGAGAGCGGGTACAACGTCGACTGGTCCGGCGTGAAGTAGGGGGTGGGCTATGGAAACTCGCCGCCCACTCAAGGATCTCATCGCAGCGGCCGTTGCGCAGGCTGAGCAAGAGAAGCTCGCAGCGCACCAGCCCAAGCCGGAAGTGAAGACCGCCGAAGCGGCTCCGGCCCTCGACGTGGGGGACACCAAGGTGGCGCTGGCTCTGGCCAAGGTGGGTCATGAGCTGGCCGTCAACCTGAAGAAGCAAGCGGAGGAAGCCACCGCGGCCAGCGCGAGCCTGACGCGCGGACCTGCGCAGAGCGCGCCGCAGACCACGCTGGCGTCCCCCGGGCGCACCCCCGACATGTCGCCGTCCGCCGGTCCCCTCTCCTCGAAGGACACCTCCGAGAAGCCGGGGGCACCGTCGCTGACCCCGACGACCACCAGCCCGCAGCAGGAGTTCCCGGAAGCCAAGAAGCTGGCGGCTGCCCAGGTGCTCGCCGAGACCCATGCTCGGTACGCGGCGGCCGCCGCGGTGATGAACAAGACCGCCAACCAGCCGCTCGGCGGTGTGACGGACGGCGCCAAGCCGGTGGCTGGCGAGCCCCCGGAGAAGCGGCCGGACGCCCCGTCGTCCCACGGCACCCCGCTGCCACCCACGACCCCCGAGGCCGTGGCGGCGTTCACCAACCTGAACGCCGACAAGCAGCACACCGCGGACATGCCGGCGCAGGTCGCGTCGCCCGCCGCCGGCGCCTCACGTCCGGACGCGGCCATGGCCCACGTCCAGGCCGGCGCGTCGACCGCAACCAAGGCCGCGGCCATGCGCGCGTACCTCAACGTGCTGCCGCCGACCAGCAAGCTCGCGGCCGCCATCCGCAATCAGCTGGCGGAGCTGAACAAGCAGGCGGGCGATCCGGCGCTGCCCATCAACCCGCCCGTCGACCTGGCTGCGCAGATGAACCCCACGCTGCCGCCGCCGGTTCGCGCTGATCTCCCCGGGTCCCCCGTGGCTCCGGGCATCGTCCCGACGCCAGACGCGCGGGGCAGCAACGACCCCGGCATTGCGCCGGCGTTGGTTCGGTAGGGAGGGCATCATGGAAGCCATGGAGAAGATCGCGAGCATGAAGCCCTACGAGCAGGTCGACCTGATGGCCGGCTCGCTCGAGAAGCTGGCGGAGAAGTGCAACAGCTTGTCCGTCGAGAACACGAAGATCGCAGCACAGCTGGAGATGGAGAAGCTGTGCACGCAGGTGCTGGAATCGGGGCAAACCCCGTGGACGTCCCGTGCGGATGCCTTGGCCGGGCTGAACAAGCTCGCGGCCGAGGGCAAGCTGGACGCGCTGAAGGTGGGCCTCGAGCTGGGACCGGGCATGGTGGCCAAGGTGGCGAGCGGTCTGTCGTCCGAGACGCAGGTGGACGGCAAGACGCGCACTACGGACATCGCGGGTCACCGCGCCAACGTCCTGGCGGCGCTCACCGGAGGGGTCGCAGACGGCTAGCGACCAAGCAGAAGGCTGAAGCAACAGGAAGAAGGAGAGTAGCAGATGGTTCCCCCGAATATGGACGTCGTTCGACCGACGTTCGCCAAGGTCGAGACGAAGTCGCACCCGCTGATCGCGGCTCTGCAGGCGTCCGTGTCCCCGACCTCGGTCCTCCCCCTGATCCAGGGCGAGTGGCTGAGCGAGGCCAACGACGTCTGGCAGCGCCCCGGCACCCCCGCCGGCAACGAGATCACGATCCCCATGTGGCCCCACTGGAACCAGCAGGGTGCCACCACCGTCCAGGCGTGTCTCCAGACGTCCGCGCTCGTCCCGTGCTACGAGGCGTGGACCCTGGTGTGGGACGCGCTGGTCGCTCCGCCCCTCGCCTACGGCAACCAGCTTGCCGTGGCGGTCGCCGCCGGTGGCACGTACGCCGGCTACGCAGAGCTGCTGCGCCTGACGGGCGCCGGCTACCCCATCGGCTTCGTCATCGGAATTGTGCCGACGGCCACCGGCCAGCGGCTCTTCTTCCGGACGAACTACTAGGAGGAGGAAGAACATGGACGCCCAGATGGTCAATGCCTCCTTCTCCCGCCAGAGCGACTTCGAGGCCTACCGCGAGAAGGTCGCGGCGGAGATGCGTCCCCTCATCCAGGACCACATCTACGAAGCAGGCTTCGCTCGCAAGATCATCCCCACCAGCCCGCCGGGACAGCTCCAGGTGTCCACGAGCGGCCACGACACGCTGCACTGCGTCCTCGAGCTGCCGACGCCCGACGTCCGCGCGATGACCATCGACTTCCGTGGCGACACGGGAGCCTCGATCGTCCGCGGGCCGAAGGTGGCCGTCGCGTTCTGGACCATCCAGACCGAGAAGCAGCAGATCGTCGAGCAGGAGCTGCTGGCGTACTCCAACCCCATCGTGACGATGGTGGAAGAGCGCATCCCGAAGGCCATCCAGGAGGTCGAGGACCGGACCCTGGTGACCTACGCGGAGCTCGCGGTTCAGGCCGTGCAGCTGGCGGCCAACGGCGTGGCCACCGCGCTCAACTCGGCGACCATCGCCGTCGGCGGCGTCGTCGAGGATGCGTGCCTCAAGGGCGAGCTGGCGCGCGTCGCGTTCCCGACCACCTCGTCCGTGCCGCTCACCATCCAGCGGCCGGACGTCCCCCGCCTCAAGCGGCTCTTCACGCGCAACAAGATGCTGCGCGCGGAGACCATCCTCATCCCCGAGTTCGACTACGGCGGGGTGTCCGAGTGGACGATCGCCGACCTCGGCAACGAGCTCACCGGCGAGACCCTGCGCACCGGCCTGAAGACGGAGACGTTCTTCAACAGCCGCGTCGTGCAGACGCTCAAGACCAACATCCTGCGCCCGGGCAACATCTACGCGTTCGCGCCGCCGGAAGCGTTGGGCGTGTTCTACATGCTCAACGACACCAAGTTCTTCATCGACAAGCGCGGCAACAAGATCGAGTTCTGGGCCTGGGAAGACATCGGCATGTGCATCGCGAACATCCGCGCCTGCGGGAAGCTCGAGCTGTACCCGTGCGATGCGAACCCCGTCACCAACGCCGACGCCCTGCTGGCGAACGTCACGACCCTGGCCGAGGGCAACCTCGGGGTGCTCAACAACGGGGCCGACGCCAACAACTACGTCCGCGCGATCGTCCAGTTCTAGCTCTCCTGCCACCCACCAACTACCCCTGGGGCCTTCGGGCCCCGGGGCTCCTTCTGTTCACCAGCGAGTCCTGCGTGGTACGCTTGATTCAGGAGTGAAAACCATGCGCATCACGGTGTCCGCTCGTTCATCGCACCCGAAGTTGACCACCATGCAGCTCATGAACTTCTACGCCTCCAATCCCAGGATCGAGGGGCAGGAGATCCGCGTTGGCCATCCTGCGTACGTGGATGAGCACCAGCTGGACGCCAACGATGCCATGCTCCGCGGCCTGGTGCGGGATGGGTATGTGGACCTGCTGGACGAAGAGGGCCGCCCGTGGAAGATGCCGGAGCCGTACGTGTACGACCCGATGGCGCCCCTCATCCCCGAGGTCGTCGCACCCGTCGTTCCGACGCTCCCCGAGCCCCCTACTTCGCTGCCGATGATCGAAGCGCCGGTCCTGACGCCGATCAAGGTCCTCGAGGTCAAGGTCCAGGAGCCTACGGAGCCCCCGCCGGTGGCCGAGCCAGAGCCTGTCGAGCCGGAGCCGGTGGTGGCGCCGCCTGTCGTCGAACCGGCGCCTGCGGAGACCCCACCGGTGGCCGAGCCAGAGCCTGTCGAGCCGGAGCCGGTGGTGGAGCCCCCGCCGGCGGCAGAGCCTGCGGTGGTCGAGCCGCCGGCTATCGAACCGCCGGCGGTCGAGTCCGACCCTGCCCCGGCCGCCGACCCCGTGGAGCCGATCATCCCCGCGCTCACCGTGGTCCCCGACCTGGAGGAAGCCGCGCCCCCGAAGGAGGAGCCCGTCGACTTTCTGCGCGACGTCGTGATGAAGCGCGCGACGCAGGAAACGAAGAAGTCGCGCCGCCGGAGCTAGCATGGACGCGCAGCTCTCCAATCTTCAGGGTGCGGTCAACCTGGACGAGCTCTATCGATCCACCCTGGCCCTCATCCGTTCCTGGTTGCGGGACTTCGCACAGCTGAACCTTCTGCTCGAGCGCGAGGAGACCGACGAGAAGACGCTGCTCATGTGCCTGCAGATGGCGGTGGTCGACGTGAACGCCACGCCGCCCCCGACCAGCTGGCCGCTGCGCACCATGATCGACCGCGCCTACATCCACATCCTGACGTACGGGACCACGGTGTACGTCATGGAGTCGCTGATGATCCTGGAGACGCGCAACCACCTGAACTGGCAGGAAGGCGGCCAAGCTCTCGGCCTAATGGATCGCAGTCCGATGCTGGAGCAGCGCTCCCGATACTTCCGCGACGTGTTCGAGACGAAGTTGAAGCAGAAGAAGATCTCCGACTCGATCAACGACGCGATGGGTATCGGAGATACTGGAGTTCATTCAGAATACTGGTTGGTAAACGGATGGCTGTGGACCAGCCAACTGCCGTAGGAGTACAAGATGTCCGAACAGCCGCGTAACCAGGCCTTGATCGAGTCGTACATCGGGGATCTGGACGAGCTTCTCCAGAAGCCGTTCCACGTCAAAGGCTACCTGGAGGATGCCTCGGGGAAGAGGAACGCTCTCGGACTGGCGGTGGGCAAGAGCTGGATCGAGCACCGGCACGCGGTGGTCCTGGCGTTGCCGTTTGCAGCGGAAGCCGCGCCGACGCCTGCCAGTGTGGGCATCCCGCTCTACCCCTACGAACAAGCCCGCCTGTACCTCGAGTTCACCGGGGCCCTTGCGGGTACCGAGGCCATGACGGTGCGCATCTGGCACCGTCACGTGGCGTACGACGACGCGCTGTCCTTTGGTCCCTGGACCATGTGGAAGGAGATCGACAACATCCACCACCTGGTCGAGCACCTGGACAACGGCCTGTACCATCGCGAGATCTACGTACAGCTGGTGACCTACGGCCCGCTGACGGCAACCGCGACAGCCGTCAACGTGTGGGTGGCCGGCGCGACCGGCATCGTCGAGAGCTCGTTCGCCGACGTCAACGTCGACGCCGGGGATCTCGACGTCCACATCTCGGCCATCCCCGAGGCTCCTGGGGAGACCGCCGATTCGGTGTTCACCTACGACGGTGACCTGGGAGAGCGGCGGGTCGTGCCCATCGATGGCGGGTCCATCACGCCGCCCGTAGCCGGCGGCAACGTCGTACAGTTCACCGGCGTCATGCTGGCGGGCAAGGCCTGGAAGGTCTTCAACCTGACGGAGAGGACCTGGCACCACATCTCGAGCGCCATCACGGACCCCGCCGGCGGCGGCATGGGCACCTTCACCATCGCGCCCCCGGTGGTCGCCGCCAACTGCGTGCTGCTCATCCCCTACCAGTCGACGCCCCACGCCTGGAACAGCGCGGCGGACGCCGAGCAGACGATGGCTGTCGTTGGTGATCCCCCGCGCATCAACGGCCCGGTGACGTTCATCAGCCAGACGGCGGCCACCGACAACGGCACGTATCAGTGGGTGATTCCATGCGCGCTCTACGGCCGGTGGCAGTTGCAGATCATCTGGTCGACGGCAGCCGGTACGCGTACGGTGCAGTTCCGCAGCTACGGCAAGGTGGATGACGCCGCGTGGCCGCTTCCCGCAGGTGGACCGCCCACCGTTACCACGATCAACCAGGCGCTCTGCATCGACGACAAGTGGGATCCACACACGCTTGGAGGCGCCACGCAGTTCGGGGCGGTCGCCGCAGGTAACGGAACGCTCGTCGCACGGATCCTGGAGCAGACGGGCTACCACAGCATCGCGGTAGAAGCGGTGGTTGCGGGCGACGATGCCAACAACACCGTGATCACAGCGTACTACACGCTGTATGGAGCGACGAAATGAGCCTCGCGTACAAGGACAGTAGGTCGAAGCCGAAGATGCTGCACCCCGAGCTTCTGCCGGACCTGGATGCGGCGTTGGAGGCCATCTCCACGTTCAAGTCCGACCACTACGTTGCATCAAAGGGCAACATCCCAGTCGCCCGTGCCCAGCACCTGATGCGGGAGTTCGGAAAGGTCGAGCCGATGCTGCTCGCGGCGATCAAGGACTTGTCGGTCAAGACGAAGGCAGAAGCGGTCAGCTTCGTGCAGGCCAACACCGCCGAGTTCCCGGCGGTCAAGTTCGTCAACCTGATCCAGGACAACCTGACGCGTGTGGAACAGACCGGCGTGGACGGGGAAGGCCACCCGATCTACGAGACGATCCCCGCTACCTGGGCGGAGACGATCACCGCGGCGAAGGTGGAGGAGGTCTAGCATGTCTGGTCACGTTCTGTTTCGCTCTCGACTTGCCCAGGCCCCCGCCTTCACCGCGGCCAACGACGAGAAGTCGGGGCACCCGATCCTGAACGAGTTCCGAGAGATCGTGCTCGCGGGCTACAACTGGGTTGGCCGGTTTCTGAACGTGGCGGAAGCCAATCCGCTCAGCTACCAAGTCCCCGAGCAGGAGCTTGCGGCGGCCGTGGCCATCGTCGTCGCCACCCCGCAGTATTTTCCGTCGTCGGCAGGTATGGCGATGCTGGGGTTCAAGGATCTGAGTGCAGGGTTCACCACAGTCACAGGGGCCAACGCCGGGGACACCATGAAAGTGGAGTTCCAGGTGTCAGATGACACCACCAATCCGCCTGCTGCTGGCTCGTGGACCCCGGCATCCGCTGTGGCCGTGGATCAGGCGACCGCAGCCCTTGGTCCGGCGGCAGGCTGGCTGACTACGTCGGTCGGTCCTGCATTGACGACGGCGTGGACAGTGAACTGGAACAAGCTGAACGTCCGGAGGTTCAGGTTCCTGGTGACGGCCGGGGTCCACGATGGAACCCTGACCCGGTTGCATATCCGCCAGACGGCGTTGTAGGAGCAGCAGATGTCAGCGCCTTGCGACAACCAGAGAATCCAGGAGATCGACCGTCACCTGCACAACGTCGAGCGGTGGTACGGAAAGCTGGCGGTGCAAACGGCCACCGACTGGGCGGACAACAACATCGCTACGCCGTACCGGGCGATCAGTGGAGCCAACGTGTACGGGGGCGACGCGAACGACGAGGCGAAAGTCGTGGGTACGGCAGACACCCCGGACATCGCGGGGACCACGTACTACGATGTGCACCGGCTGTTGATCGTTGCAGCGTCGACCACCACCGTCTGGAAACTTCGGGTGGTGTACGGCGCGGGGACCATGGCGGATGCGATCGCCGCTGGCCAGTACAGCACCCTGATGATCAAGATCGACCCAGCGGTAGGCCAGACGCCGTCCGTGGCCCACGACGTCATGATGCCGCGGTTGCGCTGTGGCGTCGATCAGGTCTGGGTTCAGGCGTGGAACGCGACGGACAATGCCACTGTCGACTTCTACGTCGGATGGCACTCCTACCTGGTGTAGGTGATCAATGAGTCTTGTGGGCAAAAACGGCACCCCAGCGGAACGCCAGCGGGGTCTGATCTTCGTTGAGGACTTCCGGTCGGTGGACGACGTTGTACGCAACGGGATGGTCGTGGGCGGTGGCACGCCGACGTTCGGGCCGGGTGCGGTCTACACGAACGGAACAACGGACGACCTTCAATACCCCATCGCGAACACGACGCTGACTGGAAGCCGTGCGTTCACTGTAATGATGGAGTTGTCTCCCACGGCATTGAATGCAGCACGACGAACTGCTGTGTATCTGGGCGGTGCGAACGGGATCTATCTTGGGCTCCTAAACACCAACAGGTTTGGTGGGGGACTGAACGGCGTCACGAGCATTGATAGCAATGTGACGCCCGACCTGTCATCGTGGTACTGGTTGGCGTTGTCTCATCCGGGTGGGGCCGGTACACTACGGCTGTACTTGAACGGAATCGAGGTAGGATCGGTTCCCGCTATCACTCCTGCAATTACAGCGGGCCTCGTAGAAGTAGGGATGTACGGTCCTGCAACATTCCCGTACGCCGGGTATAGCCGCAACATTCGCATATTCGATCAGCAGTTGTCTGCGGAAGAGATCCTTCAGTACGCGACCAACCGCGTGTACAGCTACCGTTCGCAGCCGACGATCAATCTGCAAATGCGGAATACCGACCACACAGCGACCGCCACGTTGGACACCAGCGGGAACGGCAGGAATGGGGTGTTCAGCGCGACAGTACCCTCCAAAATTGTGGGCCGTCACGGATACGACTTCGTTCCAGCATCGTCAAACAACCTGACTTGTACACTCAACGGCACATTCAACACAAGCGAGTGGTCGGGGGCTATTGAATTCGAGCCGGACTACGTACTGGCAGATGGCAACCAGCACTATCTGTGGGATTCGTCAAACGGCGCACGCTACATGCTGGTCGTCACCGCTGTCGGTGACTTGCTGGTTTGGGTAAACAGCAGTGCGGTTGCCCAGCCGCTCTTCGCAACGGTGAGCCCATATTGGTACAAGTCCGGGCGGAACACCATCATCGTTTCTGCCAAGAGCGGTAAGATCAATGTGTGGCTAAATGACGGGCGTGTTGGTGTGGACGTAGCAAGTGCTTGGGCACCAGGAAACCCCGCAGCGTGCTACGTCGGATCGTCGTTCGTGCCGTCGCTTTACCACGACGGGCGCATCACGCGCTTTGCTTCGTTCCCGCAGGCGTTGACGACGTTGCAGGTGTACGATCTGCTGACAAACTGGCAGATGCGCGCGAGCGAGGCGTAGATCATGAGTAGAACCTACGCCGAACTTATGTCGGCCGCGACTCTGAACTTCCCCTTCTACCAGGGCGTGTGGCAGAACCAGGGTACAGCGGCGATGACGATGGTCGTGGGTGGTACGCCGTACTTTGCCAAGGAAGGCAAGACGGTTGGTCTACGCCAGATTGGGGCATCGGGTATCACGTCGACAGGTGCCGTACCTGATGGAGTCGACGTCACGGCCTCGTTTACTGTCGAGGCCACGGTGAAGTTTATGCGGGGGATGGGACAGTACGTTTCCTACCACGTCCAGGGAGGCGGTTTGGGCGGCGGTTGGTCATTGTACTACAACGGAGCAGCCACGATCATCCTTCAGACGTTCACGGCAGCAGCAGGAGCCGCTCGGTCTATGACGGCTGTTCTCCCGCTACCGATTGGCACCTTGAATCACATCATTGGGTATCTCGATTGTGCTGGTTTGGCGGGGCAGTTCTGGGCGAACAACGTGGCACTTACGACGGTATTCACAAACACAAACCCCCCGGTAGCCGGGTCGTCAGCACTGTATATCGGTACGGCAGCAGCTTCCGACGAACTGACCGAGCGGTTCCGTGCGTGGAACGGATCACTCGATGCCAACGAGCGGCAGACGTTGTACGACGCGTACAACACGCTCACGGTAAACGCGAGGGTATGATGATCATCCAGGCACCACCGCTTCCTCCCTACGTCCCTGGATACGTTCGCGCAGCGTGGACCCCGCAATCGGTCAATGGGGTGATCCCCGACCTCAGTGGGATGGGCAAGACCGGTACGCCGGTTGGGCAAGCGTGCTACGAATGTTCGCCGTACTACGGCTCCGTGCTTCGCAACTTCGGGCTGGACGCTGGCTTCACGTTCTCGTGCGTGCTCGGTGTAACGACGGCTGGAACGTGGATGGCGGACGTCGAAGTCGCTACGCTGACTACTCCTGCCGGTGGCCGGATGCACTTGATCGAAGGTAACAGCAACGCCGACTACCTTGCGTTGATCACCAACGGTTCGTGTTTCCTGCGTGGTGCCCTAACGCTTGGTGGTGTAGCTCGTACGCTGGACGATAACCTCCCGGCGCGCGTTGGCGTCAAGACGTTTTTCGCCATGACGTACGATTCCAACTACATCAAACTCTACATCGATGGTACCCTTCGACAGACGTCGGTGTCGTACGGAGGAGCGGTGATCACCAACTGGAACGCTGGAACGGGACGGGTAGGTTATGGGGCGGCTGGCACGTTGGGTCTGGACGGTTACTTGCGCGCTCCGTGTGTGCTGAATCGGTGTTTGTCCGGTGATGAGATTGCCGCGTTGTACAGATTGAGGTAGTTGATGATGATGATCTCTGGCGTCTACCGTATCCGCAACACCTCCACCGGGAAGGTGTACATCGGCTCGTCCAAAAACATGACGAGCAGGATGCGTGGACACCGCAGGGATCTGCGTGACAAGAAGCACCCGAACGAGCACTTGCAGAGTGCGTTCGACAAGTACGGTGAGGAGCACTTCGTATTCGAGTTCGTGCGGAAGACGGAAGCAGCAAAAGCACAACTGCTGTTGTGGGAGCAGTTCTACATCGTACTCTTCAACGCCTCCAATCGGGAGTTCGGGTACAACAAGTGCGCGCTTGCTGGTTCTCGATTGGGCGACAAGGGTAGACCGTACACCGAGGAAGAGATCCGTTGGCGAACAGAACACAACGGAATGCGCGGACATCGTGTGCAGGACTTCATGTCGCCGGAAGAAATCGAGACGTGGAAGAAGCACATCAGCGAGACGGCCAAGGGCCGTCCGTCCGGTATGCTCGGGAAGCACCACTCCGAGGCCACCAAAGCCCGCTGGCGCGAAACCAGGAAGGGACAGGTTGCTTGGAACGCGGGGAAGTCGGGATACCTGTCCGACGAAGCACGAGCGAAGATGAGTGCCACCCACAAGGGCGTAGCGAAAAGCGAAGAACACCGGATGCGTATCAAGGAGGCTCTCAACAGCCCTGAAAACAAGGCGAGGATGTCCGCTAGATCCAAAGGCAACAACAACCCGTCACACAAGCGGGCTGTTCGGCTGACGATACAGGAGTGGGCGTAATGCCAAACCTCTACAAGTCGGACTACGGTGCCCTCGTCAGCCTCGCGGACGAAGGTGGCGTTCTCAATCAACCGATCTCCAACACCGAGTGGCGTGCAGGGGACACCGTGGGTCGGTGGCGGGTAGAGACAGACACGATCAACGGACGAAGCACCAAGGTACTGACGTGCAAGACGGCGGGGATCGCATATATACCACGATCCGTACTCCAGAGCGAGCCGGGGTCGATGGCTTTTGGCGAGTGGGATTTCTGGTTCTACAAGGTCGACGCCACCAACCTCTACATCGACGTGGTAGCGGATACGGCAGCGCAACCGACGAACAACGGATACGAGTTGTGGTTCGATGCAGTTGAGAAGATTTACCTTGCCAGAGTTACAGCCGGTGCTCTTGCCAGCACAATTATGGTCACTACCCCTATACCAACTTACACCCACTCAACCTGGAATCACATGGTACTATCGAGAACGGTAGCGGGTGTGTGGACGATGCGGCTGAACGACACGCTTCCGGCGGTCGGTGCGGGTGCTAACCCAGGCACGGACGCAACACACCTGACGGGGAACTACATCACGATTCGGATGGGTGTTGGCGACAAGCTGGCGTTGGGTAGCATCGACGGCGCGAATTGCGTGACCAAGCGCATCAAGGCCCCGGTGTGATAATGTTGATCTCCACCACCCACTTGCAGTATGCTGTGAAGGTGAGCGCATGACGGTGCCGTACAGTGATGTGATCTTCGCCTTCGACTTCTCGCGCATCGAGTCGGTCGGCGGCGTGCGCTACCTATGGGACTACAGCCCCAACGGCTTCCACTTCGCGTTCCCCGGTGGCGCCGCAGACCCAACGCCGCAGCTTGACGGCAGCCTGTCGTTCGACGGGCTAGATTACCTTGCGCTACCAGCTATGCAGTTGGCAAGATTCTATGCACAGGCTCCGACTGGAGCATCAACGGTTCTCCTGTGGCATACTCCCGCTGTGGCAACCGGCTGTGTGTGGTCGTGCTGGAACAGCGGAGGGGGCGGAATCAACGACGGCGTTGTCCTTCTCGCGCAGACCGCTACGACCGCCGCTCCTCGATTCTATCAGGGTCAGGGCGGAGCGGGTCTTCCGTACATTGCTGGTACTCTCGCACACGGCATGTCGTGGAAACGCGTCGTTTCGTACACGATGGAAACTACACCACGGGGGCTCACGGACGGAACAACAAACGGTGCGGCGTGGGCGCTGGACGCGTTTGGCGCCGCCGTGTACGATCCGGTGATGGTTCCTAGGATTGGAACGCACCCGTCGGGCGCAGGAGGATATCAAGGACGCCAGTATTTCCTCTGCTGGATTCGCGGTGCAATCAGCAGCCCCGACATGGCGCAGTTGAGTGCGATGATCGCCAACGGCGTGAAGCCCTGGTGTGTGAGGCGCTAGCATGGCACTCTTCCCGACCTACCAGCAATCGATCTTCGCGCTTGATCCGGCGGCTGGGTTGAATGCGTCGAACCAGTGGAAAGACAGCGGACCTTACCAGTTGGATGTTTCGCCACAAGGGTATGCTGCGCCCGCCTACGGTATCTCCGATGGTCCGAGTGGAGCGAAGAGGATCACGTTCAACGGGGCGAACCAGTACGGCAATATCCCAAGTGCTCTCTACACATACGCTCCGACAACGGTGGCAACAGTTGCCGTCGTGCTTCGTCACAACGCACCGGCGGCGGTTGATCGTATTCTGTCGCTGAGATCCGATGGTCCGTTCCGTGGACTGGAACTGTACTGTTCGACGGCGGAGAGACTTGCGCTTGAGGGAGCGGATGGGGCCACAACGAGTGGGGATCGTGCTGCTGCGGATATTCCACTGACCGGAAGAACGCGTGTGCATATCGTCACCGCGCAATCCGGTCTTGTTGGTAGTGGACTCGGATTGTGGAATGACCGTGTTCAAGTTGCGACAACACACGTTGGGGTGGCTGGTGCAGTCTGGTCCTACGGTCCCACGATCCCGAAGATTGGAACCTACGCCCCGGTTCCGTCTGCCTACTTCGACGGCGACCTCTACTTCCTCGGCATCTGGAACTTTGTTTGGACCGATAGTGAAGCTAAGGCATTCTCAGACTACTGGTTGAACAGGACTTGATTGTGTTGGACAATGGTGCAGGTATGACCCCCGGAGGCTCCCATGCCGTTTGACGTACAGCGCTACAATCGCCTGATCGCCTCGACGGCTGCCGATTTCAGCTTCTATACCGGATCGATTCAGGATAGATCATCTGCGCAACGCACTATGACGCTGGTTGGCGGTCCTTCGTGGACGCCGGTGAACGGGCTTCCGTGCTTCTCGCAGAGAGCGAACGCGGATGGTATTGCGACGACTGGGGTGGTGCCCCGCGTACTGGATCTCACCGGCAGCATCTTCTTCGAGATCGTGTTGCGTCCAACCGTTGAGGCGGCGGCGAACTACCTTGTCTATCAAGTGGACGGTACGACGACAGGACTCGCTGTGTTCTACCAGCCGAACGCCGGAAACCGGGACGTGCGGATCTACCTCTACAACGCGGCGGCTGTCGCGCGTCGCGTCATCGGACCAGCGGCGAGCGCCCCGGTAGGAGCCTTGCGGCACCACCTCATCGGCTCCGTTGCGGGTGGTACAAGTGGCCTTGTCTGGACGAACGGAATCCCAGGAACGCCGATTCTGTTGGGTGCCGGTGCGGCGGCAAACATCGCTGCGCCCACCCAACTGACCGCTGCCGGTTCTGGCGGGACAGGTCGGCAGGATTCCTTGATCATCCGAGCGTGGCAGGGTGTTCCTGTACACGAGGACGCCCAATGCCTCTACCAAGCTGCGCGCTCGCTTACCGGAGGCGAAGTATGACCCCGCCGACCGTGAAGGTGGTGTGAAGTGGCTGACGTAATCCAGAACCAGTCGCCAGCGCGGTTCATTGATCCGACCGAACCGTATCTCGTTGTAGGGTACAACTACGCCGACAACCAACTCGCACAGTTTGGCCGCTACCTGAATCTCGCCGGTGCGGGGGCAGCTTACGATCTTACCACTCCGGTTGGCACGCCTATCATCGGGCCAAACGGGGGTCTGTTCAAGAACGACGACGCTGGTTCGTACCGGCAGGGAGCTACGTACACGGTCGGCAACACGTCGTTCCATTACCGCGTTGTTCATGTCCAGAATGCAGCACCAACAGCCGATAGGATCGTGTTCATCAACGGCGTGCAGCACTGGATGGCGATCCCCGCCGCCGGTACTCCGTACTTCACCCCGAACAACGGCGGCGGTATCTCCATCTCGCCGTTCTCTACCGTCGGTCGTGGCTTGTGCTGCTGGGACGCCATCTACTCGGGCGGAACGCTCACTTGGCTTTGCAACGGTCGACAGGTTGACCAAGACGTGATTGCAGCCGGTGTACCTGCCGCTGGTGCTCTTGCGGTTGGGCGTCATGGTGAGCATCTGGCAACCAAGGTGTACACCGCGACCGCTACTGTTGATCAGTGCCGCGCCTCCTACGTCCGCGAGTTCGCCAAGCGCCTCAAGTTCTCGTGGGTACCCAAGGACGTGGGCGAAGGCCCCGCTGGCGGTATCCTCACCGGATCAACGCCCGGTGGCTACGCCACCTGTCCTTCCGGCGCAGCTTCGATGCAGTTCGTGTGGGTCAACGACTTGTCTGCACCCGGTGGCGGGTACCTCACGCTCACCGACAGCGGTGCGCTATCCATGCGCCGTATCGACATCGCGCTCACCAAGCAGCCGATGTTCGGAAGTTGGCTCATCCGCTACAAGTTGCGGAACCCGGTGTTCGGCGGCGACAACCCGCGCATCGGTCTGATCGGTATGCCGGGTGCGGACATGACGGCGGCGGGTAGCCGGTCCATCTGGGTCGAGTCGCTCAACAACGGTGGTGGCTGGTGGCGCACGCAGGTCCAGCGTGAGAACGCCGGGCTGATCGGGGTGGACGCCGACATCGACGTGTCGGTGATGGGTCCCGGTGACGACTGCGCCACGTTGCTGACCCACGGCGTCGACGGCAACTTCCGCGTGTGGGCGTTCTCCCGGATGCGTGGGGCGTGGGCGTGGAGAGCGGCGGCTGTCGTGAACGACGTGAACTTCCTCGACTACAACTGGATCTCCATTGCACCACGCGGATCGTACATCAAGTCGGTTCACGCGTACCAGTCGGAAATGGATCCGCACGAGCTAGGGGCCAAGGCCCTGTAATGGCCCTGCACCTCCACTCCCCGGTGTGCTCCCGGTACAACAACCGGCAGACGGGAACCGTGAAGGGTCTCGTCATGAACGAGCGGGGATCCGGACGCACGGGTACCGACACCGAAATCTGGATCCAGTGGGATGGCGGGGCGCTGGAGCGGGTTGGTGAAGGGGACGTCGTCGAGTTGGCAGTCGACCGCCCACCATGCGAAGATGCAGGTAGGAGGAAGACGTGAGCGAACCGCGTTGGGTGCATTTCCGGGACTGGAGCGGTGTTGGAATCCGGGGGGACAACCGCTACACCTGCCCTTCACCCCCGACGCCCGCTGACGTAGTAGTGGCCGCCACGACGCGGCCCGAGGGAGGATCATTCGATACCGTCGTGTCGTACGACGGAACGGCCGTCACCTGGGGCCTGGCCCAGTGGACCTTCACCTCCGGTCGTCTCCAGCACCTGCTGGCGTGGATCTTCAATAAGCTCGGGTCGGAGGCGCCGGTTCTGGCGCCGCTCCAGAAGCTCCTCACGCAGCTGGGCGTTGTGCTGGTGCCGGCGCTCCGTACGCTCGAGGACGACAAGGGGCACACGATCTCGTCCAAGGACGAGTTGCGCAACCTGTTCACGCCGCCCGCCGGCGCCGTGCCGAGAACGGGACCGAAGTGGGAGTTGGCGAAGAACATCGCGCTCGTCTTCCACCAGCTCGGCAAGGACCCGGCCATCTCCAAGATCCAGGTCGAGTTCTTCCTGAGCGAGCTTCACCAAGAGGAACTCCTCCTGCGGCCGAAGCTGGATGGTCGGGCCCTCTGTTACTACATCGGGCGGGTCACCGACGTGGATCCCTCGGACAAGGTGGCGGCTCGCGCGCTGGTGTGGGCCATGTGGCAGAACGCACCGCGCGCGGCTGAAGAGCACCTGCAGCGGGCACTCGGTATGGCGCCGTACGTGGGGCCCGATTCCCTGCGCCGGCTGTCGGCGGTCTTCGCTCGTTCCCGCTTCGGGTTCTGGGGGAACTCCAAGGCGGCCGAGACCAACCGCGAGTCCCGCTACCACAAGGTAGCAACCACGATCAACGAGGTGTTGAACCAGAAACTGCTCGACCCCGACCTCAAGTAGTTGACAGGTCGGCCGGTCTCCTCTACATTACGTCCATCCCAGGAAGGATCGACCTTCCTGTTTCGATAAACAAGATCGTTTCTAGTGGGGGCCGCGAATGCGGAGGAGAGAAGCATGTTGACCGAACTCGTTCTGCTTTTTGTGCTCGGCCTGAAAACTGCGTGGGCGCCTGAGTACTGCCCAACCGTGGACATGAACCAGGAGCGGTGCACCGCGCGTCAGGAAGAGGGCTACGCGCTGGCAACCCAGCTGTCCACGTGGTTCGTGGAGGAAGGGGAGCGTCAGGATCTGAGTCCATTCATCCTGGCGGCGGTCGCGTTCCGCGAAGGATCGTTCACGACCGGTGAGCTGTGCCACGTGGTCGTTCCCGTCGAGCGCATCACCCGGCGTACCGATGTCGAGGCACGCGTTGCGGGTGACGATCGAGAGGAGTTGTGCATCACCAAGCTGGATGGCACCGAGGGCTGTTGGACCGTGCTGGTGCTGGAGGAGTCCGATACCGAGGTGAAGATCGACCGGTGCGGCGCCGGCGAGCAGGGCATGATGCAGCTGGTCAGCCACGAGACGCCCGCCGGCCTCGTCATTCCAGCGACGGGCGAGGCGCTGCCGCGCAACGCGCGTGATCGGCGGGCCATGGTCATCGAGACCCACAACAACATCTCGCTGGGTGCGCTGACGATCCACAAGGTGCGCGACATGTGCTGCGCAGCGGACAGCCAAACCTGTTACGACGGGTACACGTTCCTTCAGGCGTACAACTCCGGGCACTGCACCACCGACCCCGACGCCCGGTACAACGCGCGCATCGCCGGCCACCTGCAGAAGGGGCTGGAGTACGTGTGCGAGCAGCGACCGGATGCCTGGATGTGCGGGGGCGACAACCTGATTGGACCGGCGCTGGCCGGACCCCCCGAGGAGACACCGGCGGAGGTCCCCGCCCCGTAGTACCCACCACCGCGCCTCCTGCGCTATTCTGAAGTCAGGAGGACGCGATGGCCGATGCAGCTGCGCTCGAAGGTCGACTGCTCAAGCTCGAAAGCGCTGTTCACCACCCCGAGAAGGGGCTTGTGGCCACCGCGACGCTCGCAGAGTCCACGCACCAGATCTGCATGGACTGCCGGAAGACCCGGCGCCAGACCCTTGCGCTGATCGCTACCATCAGCGTCGCCCTTCTCATCCAGATCTTCATGTTCGTCTACCAGTGGGGGACAGCCAACGCCACCCTGGAGAACCTGACGCAGGAGGTTCAGCTTCTGCGCGGGAAAATGGACAACGTGTATCCGGGCGCGACGCGCACCACTACCACCACGACGTCTGCGGCCGTCCCGTCGTCTTCAACCCCGGCTCCGTGAAGCTGATGGCGCTCTTCGGGATCAACGACTACATCCTCATGCCGCTGGTCGCGTGTGCACTGGCGATTGCCGTCTTCTGCGGGGTCATCGACCAGTGGATCGCGTTGGCCGTGTGCCTGGCGACAGCAGCCGGGTTCCTCGCCATCTGGCTGCGCCTGTTCATCCCGCGGTACCGGTTGCGCCGCTGCTTCCTGTTCACGACGCGCGGCGTCAGCTACTACTCGCTGCCCGGGACCATGAAGCCGGCGGTGGTCGACGTGTACCGGGAAATGGATCGAGCGATTTCCGCATTGGGCATCCTGCTGCCCGGCGTGAGCGTCTCTGGGGTTCTCGACGGAGTGCAGGTGTACTTCGTCCCGGACATCGACGAACGGAAGTACCCCGACCTCAAGTACTACCGCCTGACCGGCCTGGATTTCGGGCGCTACAAGCTGGTGGAGTACAAAATGGGTGCGTGCCTCCACTCGACGGCGTTGGCACACGAGCTGTGTCACACGCCGCTCGTCCACACCAAGTACCCGGACAACTACGAGGAGCTGATCGACCGGTCGCTGCGCACCGCCCGTGCTGGGTGGTAGGAGGAATCCGATGACCCCGATGCAGAAGGAGCACGCTGAGAAGTTCGCCGCGGCCATGAACAGCCGGGTGCCGTTCCGCTTCCCGTGGAGCGCGCAGGCGCGGTACGTCATGAACATGAAGAAGGCGGCGGCCGACAGCCGGGTGCCGACCGATCCTCGGGTCAACGACGACATCGTCCGCGGGTTGCTCGACGTGCACCAGCAGCAGCAGCAGTCCGTCGCAGCCGCCGAGAACGAGTCGCGTTCCCTGCGTGAAGAGATCGACCAGGCGCACCAGCAGCTGGCGACCATCACCCAGAACCTGCAGCAGACCCAGGGCCAGCTGCAGCAGACGCAGATGCAGGCCCAGCAGCAGGTGCAGCAGGCGCAGATGCAGGCGCAGACCGTCCAGTCCCAGGCGGGCCCCGCAGTCCAGCAGGCGCAGATGCAGGCGCAGCAGGCGGCAGCCGACGCGACGACCGCCAAGATGGAAGCGGCGCAAGCCAAGGAGATGACGGAGCGCATCCGTCAGGCGACCATGGACTACAAGGGGAAGATCCTGGATGCCGTGTCCATGGACCCGGTGACTCTCGCCGCGGCCCAGGACATGCAGCGCCAGCAGCAGATGGCGTCCGCGATGCAGGCGCAGAACACGCAGGCCGCGATGCAGCAGGCGGCGGCCGCCGAGCAGGGTGGTCAACCACAGCAGGGTCAGCAGGGCCAGCCGCAGGGACAGGGAGGCGAGCAGGAACCCGGCGGCCAGTCCAGCAACCCGCTGGACCAGCTGTCGCGGCTGGTAGCGGGTCAGGGGGAGCGCGCCGGCATGCGTCGGGCGATGGCCACCACCAGCCTGCAGCAGGGCGCCCAGCAAGGGGCGCAGCAGGGTCAGGGTGGGATCCAGGTTCCCCAGGGTTCGATGGCGGAAGCCGCGCTGAAGCAGGGCGCGTTCCTTGAGTCGCTCGACAAGCAGGCGAACGCGCTCGCCAACGACCTCCGTGTGCGTCAGGGTGGTCAGCCTCGGCCATCCGACGGCAGCACCAAGCTGGCCGCCCTCCGGCTCCTGGGGCTGCAGCAGGGCTGATGTGCTGGTACTGGGCAACATCCGCGTACGATCGCTGACCCCGCGGCATCTTGAAGTCTCGTGGGAAGTTACCAGTCCGTTCGAGGACGCCCTCGACTACACCATCCGCGTCATGCGCTCGGAGTCCGAGGAAGGTCCGTACGACTACGTCAGCGACGCGTTCGAGGACAAGTACCTGTACATCGACAGTCGAGTCGATCTCGAGACCCGTCAGCATCGGCGCTGGTACTACAAGCTCGAGGTCACCAGGAAGAGCAGCCGGGCAGTGGCCCTGTACGGACCGAGCGACCGTGCGCCGCGCGCGGACCTGGTGGCCACGGAGCTGAGACGCCAGGCGCAGCTTCGCTTCCAGAAGGTCGCCGGCCGCCAGTGCTGGCTGTTCCCCATCCGCACCTTCGGCCAGCGTTGCCCGACGTGCTACGACCGTGTGACCCAGGATTCGCAGCGTACCAACTGCCCTACCTGCTACAACACGACGTACGCCCGCGGCTTCCACACGCCGATCGAGGTCTGGATGCAGTTCGAGCCGACCGCGGTGAAAGCGGACGCGGCGGGCGGCGTTCGACGCGAAGCCAACACCAGCGCTCTAGCGCACATGGGCTACTACCCCCGCGTCAAGAAGGGGGATCTGCTGGTGGAGCCCGAGAACCGCCGGTGGATCGTGGACACCGTGGGCAACGGGGAGCGGCTGAGGGCCATCGTGCGCCAGGACGTGTACCTCATGGAGATCGAGCTGGGCGACGTCCGGTTCGAGGTCCCCGTGAACTACGCGGCGCTCCACACCAGCGACTTCGCCAACCCCTTCTTCTTCCAGCCGCGGATGTCGCCAGGGGAGAAGGTGAAATGGCGCTAGACCCCCACATCCTGATCGGCTTCTACAGCGAGCTGGAGAAGATCGCGTACAAGGTCGACGAGAAGGCGACCAACGAGCGGCTGCGCGTCGGTTCCGGTCCACTGTGGGCAGCCGGTGGTGCCCTCGCCGGCATGGCGGCGAGCCGCAAGCTGTTGCAGACGCACGGACCAAAGGCCTTCTGGCCCATCGCCATCATGAGCGCGCTGCCCGCGGCGCTGGCCGCCAAGTTCCTGCACCGGGCGGCGACCGGCGAGGGGTCTGTGGAGCAGGAGATAGCGGCACGCGCGCTTGGAGGTGCTCGTGGGCGTCCGGCCGCTTGACGACGAGCTCAACCCTCTGTCCAGCTGGGCGGATGAGCCGATCTACCACGGGTATCGCGTGTACCTCGCGTTCCTGCAGGGGGTGTACGGGGATCTCGACGGAACGCTGGGGGAGCGCTACAAGTTCTCGTACGACGCGCAGACGACCAAGGTGAACATCGGCGGACCGCCGCCGGTCGACGCCACGCGTATCGCCAACATCCCGGCGATTGTAGTCGACCTCCCGGGCATCAACCCGCTGGGCACGGTCACCGGCGACATCTCGACCCGCGACATGTTCACGGGGACGAAGACGTACGTCGACTACTTCTCGGGGGCGCTTCCGGTCTACATCATCTCCGACAACAAGCGGACGGCCATGACGCTGGCCTGGTTGACGCACCAGATGACGTGGACGCTGCGCGAGTCGCTCATCGGCAACGGACGCTTCCACAGCATCGGCCGCGCGCAGATCGGACCGCCGTCCCCGGTCGGCCAGCTGGTGACGGGCACCCCGGGTGGCCCGCTGATCAGCGTCCCACTCATCGTGCCGTTCCTGTTCGTGTACAAGAGCTCGGTGACCCCCATCAACGCACCGAAGCTCGCGCGGGTGGAGTTCGCCATCCGCCCGACGGGTCCTGCCAGCCGTGCTCCGGTCATGCCCACGGGCTGGACGGTGGAGCAGTGGATCGCTACCTACAACCGGGACCACGGGTTCGTCACGCCGACAGACCCCCTGGCCATACCCGCGCTCCCCACGGAAGTGCCCGCTGTGCGAGAATCAGGACAAGAGGTCGTGGTCGACGTAGACCTCATCGATTGAGCAGGAGGATCTCATGGTTGCCACGCGTACTTCGATTCCTCGGCCGGACGTCACGGTGACCATCACCGCGCGTACGGTGACGCCCACGATCGCCACCCCGGCGCTTCCCGCGTGCGTCATCGGTCCGTGCTACGAGGTGCTGGACCCGCAGCTGTCGTCGGGGTTGACCGCGAACCCCGATGCGAAGGTCGAGCTGCCGGCGCTCATCAGGAGCTTCGGTACGGCCGCCGACTCCGGCGCCCTGGGTGAGGACACGACGATCACCGTGAACGTGAACGGTACCACGGTGGCCAAGACGTACCTCGCGGCTGCGTCACCGACGGTGGCCACCATCGTGGCTGATCTCAACGCCCTGTTCCTTGCGGCGGCCGCCAGTGCTGTGGCTTCGTCCACGGGGTCCGGTGCGGAGAAGCGATTCCTCATCCGTACAACCACCAAGGGCTACGGCCAGTACATCACGTGGACGGTGACATCCGCCACGAGCGCGGGCGCCATCGTCCTGTCCACCACGGCGCTCAAGCTCCCGCGTGTCCACCGTGCGGACGGCATCAGCAACTACGACCAGATGGGCCGCATCTTCCAGTTCGAGGACTACCCAGATCCTCGGGACATCATCGACGACCTCACCATCGACACGACGAGCATCCGCCTCTTCGGCAACTTCAGCACGGGGCTGAGCGAGTGGTTCCGCACGACCACGATGGATCGTTGTGGAAAGGCCTCCATCCTGTACCTGGATGACGGGGACGGAGACGGGTACACGCCGCTCGTCCAGTTCTCCGCGAACCGTATCCCGTACGATGAGTTCCCTCTTCCCGGCGACACCGCCGAGCTGACGGACTTCCCCAACCTCGGTGGCGCGACGCAGGCATTGTTCGCTGGTGGCGTGTTCGTGGCGCCCAACGCTGACTTCACCCTGGAACTTGAAGTCAGTGGCATGCAGAAACAATACATCTCCATCGCCTCCGGTACGGCGATCGGCCCGGTCATCGAGGCGATCAACGCGCGGTTCCCCGGCCCGGGTGCGGTCGCCGGCAACCAGTTCGCGGACGAGAGCCCCGCGGGTCAGATTCGGTTGCGCACGGTGCAGCTGGCGAACGCCGCCGCGTGTCCCGAGACCGCCACGTTCGGTCGTGACTCGTACATCTCGATCGGTGGTACCGCTGCGCAGCTTGCCCGCATCTTCGGAGCCGCCGGTATGGTCCTGGTCACGCGTGGTACGTGGCACCCACTGTCTGTGGGCGCCCAGCTGTACGTGAACGGGCTGTTCATCGGTAACGTGGCTGAGGTGTTGAGCAGCAACAACATCCGGCTCGACCGTGAAGTGGCGCAGACCGTGGCGCCAGTCGCCAGCGACTTCTACTTCGTGCGCACTGCCATCGTTCCTTCGCTGGTCGGCAGCGTCACCGTCCGCCCCGGCGACATCTACGTGGCGGCGAGTTCGGCCACCGATTCCCCCGAGGGAACGCTCAAGATCAAGCCGGACCTCCTGCGCGACACCACTGGTTGCCCGCAGCGCCCGCCGTACATGGTCAGCGGATCCGCCTGCGAGATGTACATGGGGTACACGGGGCTCCGCTTGGACGTGACGCCGTCCGCCACCGACGCGCAGCTCCTGTCGTTCGCGTCGGCCGTCGACCTGGCAGCGGAGATGGCGACGGACACCACCAACCCCCTGGGCTACGGCATGTTCCTGTCCATCACCAACGCCCCGGGTCTCTCGTGCTACGGGCTCGGCGTCGACGACGTGACGACGGCTGAGCCCGAGGGAACGCTCGTCTCGTACACCGAGTGCGCGGAGTTCCTGCAGAGCCAGATGGTCTACAGCCTGGCGCCGCTGACGCACAGCGAGGACGTCGCCTTCATGTTCCAGGACCACGTCGACTTCATGTCGACACCCGAGCAGAAGGGCGAGCGAATCCTCTGGTGGTGCCCTGCGCTGCCCTCGCGCAAGCGCTCGACGATCGGGGCATCCGGTGCCCAGTCCAACAAGCCAGGGAATCCTCCGGATCCCACCGGGTTGACCGTCAACACCGGGCTCTCCGATCTCCCCGCTCGACTGGTCGCCGCCGGCATCACACTCACCGCCAACCCCGACGTCGACCTGGTGTACATCCAGTTCGAGGCCTACGGCTCGACGATGTTCGCGGTCGCCTCGACGATGGGCTCCAACGTGACCATCATGCCGTACGCCGGCACGACGCTGCCCTTCGCGCTGGCGGCAGACGCCGACTATCTCGCCATGGTGGCGGCAACGCTCGTCGACGAGCCCTTCACGATCGCGAAGATCGGGGCGTCCCTGTACAGCGGTACGACCTACGACAAGACGTCGGCGTCCGAAGCCATCTACGACCTCGGCCAGGAGTTCGCGGATCGCCGCGTGCGCATGGTCATCCCCGACGAGGTGATCACCACCATCGGCGGGCTCGAGACGGCGGTCGAAGGGTACTACGCGTGCTGCGCTCTCGCCGGCATGCAGGCGTCGTACATGCCGCAGGTCGGGTTCACGAACCTGCCGGTCGGCGGCCTGACGCGTGTGCAGCGCACCCAGGGCTACTTCACCGAGGCCCAGCTGAACCTGATGGCGGGAGGCGGCGCCTGGATCCTCATCCCGGCGCAGGGCGGGAGCGGCGTCGTCACCCGCATGTCGCTGACCACCGACACCAGTTCCGTGGAGTACCGCCAGTCCAGCTGGACGGTGGCCCTCGACTATGGCGCCTACTACCTGCGCAGCGTCGTCCGCGGGATCATCGGGCCGGCGGTCATCACCACCGACCTGTTGGACAGCGTGAGCACGCTGGTGGACAGCGCCATCAAGCACCTCATCTCCCCAGGCGTCCGTGTGTGGGT